TCGCTCAGTGTCTCGTGGGCTCGGAGATGTGTATAAGAGACAGATATATTATACAATGGTTCAACAAATAAAGCAATACAAAATTTAATATATTAAACGCTGTTTAACATATTGACAGTAAGTGTTTAATATGTTAAGCTAAAACCAACAAAACAAGAAAGGAGAAACACTCATGGGATATAAGATTAAAGAAATCAGAGAAGAAGCAGGCATGACACAGGCGGAACTTTCGGAAAAATCAGGAGTGACGAGAAGCATTATAAACGGGCTTGAAACCGGGAGAACAACGACAACAACAACGGACACGTTGAAGAAGATTGCTTCCGCACTCAATAGAAAAGTGAGTGAAATTTTTTTTGATTAAAACGATTAACATATTAAGCAACAAAAAGCCCATGGCATAAACCACGGGCAAAAGGCAAATCAAACACAAGAAGCGATAATAAATTCCTTAAAAGAAGAAACGTCTTCTAAAGAATTCAATTTTGCTTTCCAGTGAAGCTGCTTTTTATTTTTCTGTGCATCAAACAAAGGATTGTTCATATTGTCCGCCTTAACGTCAGAGGGAAGGCGAAGGGACAACCATTTTGTGCGAGCGGAAAGACGAAAACGAAGGAAATCGTTATATTCGCCATAAATTAGGCTTGTATAATTATCACTTCTTTTATCAAGACGAAGATCAGAAATATCAACAGAAGAAGCAAGAAAAGAAAATACATTGTCGATAAATTCTTGCTCCTCATCGTTTAAACAAACAGGCTGTTTGTTATCGTCAATAACAAGAATGTGTTCTGGATCTCCGTAAGAAATACTGAAAATGCCTTTTACTTCACTCATAAAAACACCACCTTTCTAAAGGATTGTACCACAAACAAAAGGAAGGAGAAACAAAAATGTGGAAATGGGAAAGAACGGGATTAGCAATCAAAAAAGCGGGATGCGTAACGGCGGAAATAATGTGGAACGATACGGAAGAAGAATGGATTCTGTATGCAAAACCCGGAAATACATCAGAGTTGGAAAAACTGGGACCGCTTGAAGGGTTCAAAAAAGAAGATTTGAAGCACGTCGAGAAAAATGCAGACGAAGTAATACAAGATTATATTGACGACCTGATAAGCGAATGGAAGGAGACGAAAGAGAAATGGGAACATTCTACAAACCATTAACACCCGCCTTCCGATCCGATATCACGGCCGGCATACATAAAAACATGACAGAGCTAAACGCCTGTCAGCCGAACGCCTTAGTCAATATACAGAAAATCGGACTGATCCAGTTGGAAAAGTTAATAAACGCACTTCCTGATGGCTACCCGATACCATTGGAAAGGAGAAACGGCAGCGAATGAGAAAACAAAAATTTACTTCTTACATCATAGCGGCAGCAGTCGCGGCTTTTATTTCCGGTTTCGGAGCGGGAACGGCAGCAGAACAGCACACGCAGGAAGAAGCCGCCCGGCAGCAGTCAACGGAAATGGTAACTTTACAGATTTATAACGAAACACAGAAAACATGGGACACCTATCAGGGAACGCTTGACAGCGAATGTGGACTTCACGGCGACTGGAAATACGAGATCATGGGAAAAGAACTGGTATTAACGGGCGCACGTCTGATCGGACAAGTCCCGGAAGGAGAGTAAATGGCAAGAATTAGTTTTCAAGTGCAACCGATACCGGGCGAAAAGAAATTCAAGGACTTTCAAGAGAACTTCGAAACGATCATGGAAACGCTTTTATATTTGCAAAACGCTTTTCCAAAGATCATCGAAGATCTGGAAGATCCAGAAGACCGTTACGGTGCGGACGTGATAATCGCATTTGACGCGGATCACATCGAAGCACCGGACGGGCAGAAGGGTTTTGGAGTATTCGACACAAACACGGATCGCATTTACATAGCGGCAGACATTCCAGAACCGGAAGAAACGCTGATCGAAACGACGGCGCATGAATTTATGCATTATATCCAGAAGATTAAAGGAAAGCCGTATTCGGAAGAAGAAGCGGAACATTTTGCCGAAGCGGTCAGATATCAGGTCAAACGACGGATCACAGACACACGGGCGCAGACACAGCCAAAGAAACGACATTTCAAGAATCCGGCGCAATATATCGGAAGCAGAAAGAAAAGAAAGAAGATCGTTCGCGGCAAATAACCGGAACGCGGGGCGATATATGAAAAAAGAAAGAAAAATCATCATGACATTATCCGGCGACGGCCTGACGGCGGACGAACTGGGGCGACTGGAAAGGACAATCAGACAGATCAACTACACACGCCGGAAAAATAAAGATACCGAAATTCGGTTCAACTACTCACTGAAAGGAGATCTAACCAATGAAGGAAGAAAAGACAATCGAACAGGCGTTGAAGGACGCGGCAGAACAGGCAGGAGCAAAACCGGAAGAAATGAAAACCATTGCGGTCGAACAGATCGCCGGGATTCATGTTTTTAGTTCAGACATGAAGAAACCGCCGATCGTGTTAATTGACGGCGAATTTGTGGACGTGGCGACACTTCTTGGATATGCAATCAGCGAATTCATAGACGGAGCAGTAGCGCAGGGAACGCAACGCGCACACGTCGAAAGATTCATGGTCGGCATAACACAGAAGGCAATCGCGACATCAAGAGCGGAAGCATACAGAAAAGCTGTTCAGGAAGGAGAAAAACACTAATGGGAATCATGGACGCATTTAAACCGGAAGACCGGACAGAGATTACATATTCTAATTTTTACAACCTGATTAAACAGGCGACGCAGTACGAAATTGTAATGAACGCCGTTAATTGCAACGTGCCACACGGCTACATACGGGAGACAATGACAGGGAAGAAAGAGGAACACAAAGAAGAAAAACCGGTCATGGGAGTGGTAAACGTAAACTTTGACAGTGAAGAGTTCAAAAGAATCGTGGACGAAACGATCAAAGAGAACTTCGGACCGGATGCACTGGAAGAGATACCGGCGGATCATATACAGGCAGGCACAAAAAAACCGGTTCACGGGACAAGAAAACGCCAGATTGAAAAAGTGAAGAGGAAGGGAGAAAAGAGCAATGACAAAAATGAACCTGAAATTTAGAGACTTTTTAACACTGTTAAGCCCGGCACAACATATCACGGTACAGGACGAAGACAACCCATTAAAACAGGGAGAATCTGACACGATCTTCAAAGGAAAAGCCGCGAAAGCCCGTCGGGAAGAAGAACTGGCAGACCGTGAAGTAAAAATGATAGCACCGACAGGAGATCCAGATCTTCCGGGAACTTATGTTTTCAAAATCTGGTTATATAAATAATGACAGTCGGAGAGATCAGGGAAGTATCGCAGCCGTCGGCGCGGGCGTGGATTGAAAAGGACGGGAACGTATTATTTGCAGACTGGTTTTATAAGGTCCCGGAAGACCTACTGAAAGCAAAAGTCAAAGAATTTGCATTTGCGCCGGAAATCTGTCACAAGGACTGGGAAAAACTGGGACTTATCAGCCCGATGCAACCGGAAGAAATGCCGGACTATAGTTTTTCTGATTTAATGATGAAACTTTACTACAGAATGAAAATATAAAGGAGATCTAACCACAATGCAGCCATACAAAATAGATAAACCAATCCGGTTGATCGAATTATTCGCCGGAATCGGATCACAGGCCATGGCGTTGCGGAATCTGGGAGCAGATTTCACGACCTATCGGACGTGTGAATGGTGGATTCAGCCAAACGCAAGTTATAAAGCGATCCATTGCGCGGACGACACAAAAGACTATAGCGCAGATTTTAGCAAAGAACAGATAGCCGAAAAACTGTCGCGATGGGGAATTTCCAACAACGGAAAAGATCCAATGGCAGAAGATAAAATCAGGAAGAAGCCGGAATGGTGGCTTCGCGAAGTGTACAACAACATATGGGCGACGAAAAACCTTGTAAATATCCAGAATATCACAGGCGATGATCTGGGAGTGGTGGAAACAGATAAATACACCTACATAGTAACATATTCATTCCCATGTCAGGATTTAAGCGTCGCCGGGAAAATGGCCGGCATGGATAAAGGATCAGGCACACGATCCGGTATGCTATGGGAAGTTGAAAGACTTCTGGACGAAATGAAGGAACTTCCACAGATTCTTCTAATGGAGAACGTGCCACAGGTCATGCAGAGAAAGAATTTACACAATTTTGAAGCATGGCAAGAGTTTTTAACCGGGAAAGGCTATAAAAATTATGCAAAGATCCTGAACGCAAAAGACTTCGGCATTCCGCAGAACAGACAGCGCGCCTATATGGTGTCGATTCTGGGCGATTATGATTATCAGTTCCCGGAAGAAATACCATTGGAAAAGACCATGGACGATTTACTGGAAGACGAAGTGGAAGAAAAATTCTATGCAAATTCGGAAGCTGCCGACGGACTTATCACGGAACTGATACAGAGCGGGCGACTTGAAAAAAAGTGTCAAAAACCATAAGAGGGGGGGCAGAGGTAGCAAAGACCGCCACGAATGGGACTTAATCAGGATAAAAAGACGATGCAGATCGGCAACATAATGAAAGGCGCGTCCGGGTGGGATAATCCGAGCGTCGGCCGTGTTTACGATCGAAAAGGTCTTTCCCCGACACTCAATTCGTGTACAGGGGGGGGACGACAACCCTATATCATAGTGAGGTGCGACAGTGAAAAAAAGAATACCGATAGCGATTAGAGGTAGAAACCCGGAAAATCCTTCGGACAGGACGCCAGGAATCCCGACCATACAGAGAATCGAGCCACAACAGGAAAATATCTGCAATACATTAACGACAGTCAATAAAGACACGATGATTCTTGAAATTGTAGAAGATTCTGTAAATCCGATTAGGGGGGGAGAATCCAGAAGTTAGGAGCGTTAGGCGGAGAACATCAAGGGAATTTAATATTTGACAGTTGCGGAATCTGCCGTTGCTTGACAGCGACAGAATATAAACACGCAACGAAAATTATCAGAACAGGATCAAAAGAATGTTAGAAGCAGTAATGATAAAACAGGCGACAAAAGCCGGATTTATAAAATGGCAAGTAGGGGGGGGTGGCAGATCTCAGCTTCCCAACATCAAAGACCAGACGCGGACGCGTTCAGGCGGGCGGGACCGTCTGCCCTACGATAATGTCGAGCAATCAGGAGTTGTACAAGTTGGAGCGTAAAGAAATGGAATCATACAGAATCAGAAGATTGACACCGTTAGAGTGTTGGCGACTTATGGGATTTTCAGACGAAGATTTCAGGGCAGCAGAAGCAGACGAAATAAACAGCGATACGCAGTTATACGCGCAGGCGGGAAACTCAATCGTTGTGAATGTACTGGAAGCAATATTCGGGGAAATGCTACCGAAGGACCAGGCCATAAAAGAAGAAGCAGAACAGGAGAGAAAAGAACAGGTGGACGCGATAAAACAGAAGATCTATGAACTAACAGAAACAGAGTTAAAAGCAGCAAACGAAAAGTTCCCACTTTTTGCAAGTTCTCACGAAGCTTACGCCGTGATCTTTGAAGAATTCGACGAAGCCCGCGAAGAACTGGAAACGGTAGAATATAGCCTTGATAAATTCTGGACGGAAGTAAAAGAAAATGAATCGCCAGAGGTTAAAAACAAACGCCTGACACGAATCTATGAAAATGCCGTAAAACTTGCAGTCGAAGCGATCCAGACCGCAGCAATGGCGCGAAAAGGAATTTTAAGCAGCTACCAGAAAGGAGATCTGGCACATGGAGAAACGACAGAAAATTGAAGAAGCATTGAAAGAAATCGGGATTCATACCGTGGAAGATTTAAACAGAGCAATCAAAGAGGAAAAACCGCTTGATCTGGGAATTATGACCGGACAGGCGACAGCAATCAGAAAGGTGGGTTAAATGGATACAAAGGGAAATCGAATCATAGCCGTTGATTTTGACGGAACACTACATACGGGAACATGGCCGGAAATCGGCGACGTAAACATGACCGTTTTTAATTTTTGCCGAAATGAACAGTTGAACGGATCGCGCCTGATACTCTGGACGAACAGAGACGGGGAACAGTTGGAAGACGCGGTGGCGTGGTGTAAGGAACGTGGACTTGAATTTGACGCAGTAAACGAAAATCTGCCGGAACTAATTGAACTATACGGGAACGACTGCCGGAAGATCAATGCGGACATCTACATAGACGACAAAGCGGTAAATCCAATGAGAAGACGGCAGATTGCCGGGCTTACATCATTAAACCCGTATGACAACCCGACAGATCGGGAAGTATTCGCACAGATCCAGAAGCAGAAAGAAGCAGAAAGAAAGGAATCTAACCAAAATGAAGAAACTGAAAAGAATTCTGAAAGCGATATCCAGACGGAAAAGACAAGAGAGACTGAAACGTAACTATAAAAAGTATTCTTTACAGATCCCGCGCCTGATGAAATCAGAAACGACAATGGAACTTGATTTCGCGGCCGGATATCTGATCGGGCAGTTCGAAGCCGCCTACGAATACGGGGAGCTGTCAGAAAAACAATACGACGAACTGACACAGATCGTTAATTATATCCACGAAGGGGAAAGGCAAAAAAAGGAAAATGAATAAAAGAAAAAGCGGATTACAGAAGATAAAAACTTCTGTGATCCGCCTTTTCGAACGATATCGAAATCTAACCAAAACCATAATACACCCGGAAGGAGTGAAAGTCAATGATAAAACTATATGAAGAAAGCGAACTGAAAAGACTGACAACATCGGAAATTGACAGAATGAAAGACGACACGGTTTTTATACAGATCAGCGAAACGAAATTTGAAAGAAAAAAAGATCCTGAATACGATCGTTATTACGACGCCTATTTATGCGAAGTGATGGACCGCGACAAATACGAAAGAAGAACCAAAACGGGACAATTAAGGAAGCTGAAAAAGAAGATCCATAAATTAAAGGAAGAGAAAGACGATCTTTCGGGAAGGTTAGACGCGGCCGCGGAAATCGCAAGCGCAGAGGTACGCAAACGTCAGAAAGCGGAAGAAACGATCGAAGAAATGAAAGCCGGGTTCAGGGAACTAGAACGCGTGTTCGGAGATTTACCGCCGGAGATCGTTTCGTTATACAGAATACCAGATCGGAAAGGGTAAAAACACGAACGCGTGTTTCTTCTATATATAAGAAAGAAATCTTAACCGTCCTTGTAATGGGTATTAACAAATCAGACACTATTGTTTTTATATATAAAATAAATAAATACATACATGGATGGGAAGGGGGATTCTATGAAGCAGAAACGAAGCTATGATAACTACGACTACAACGAAGCGTATCAGTATGATCTTGACAAAGAGATAGAGAAGGCAGCAAAAGAGAAATTCAGACGTGAGAATCCCTTGTTGATAGATTTCGAAGAACAGTGGAAGGAACAGCAGGCAAAACTTGAAGAATGGGAATACGAACGACTGTTGAAAGAAGGGAAAGTGGAAAGCCTTTACAGAACATCAACGATCAAGTGTAAAAACATAAAATCCGGGAAAGAGATTGCGGAAGTGATGATCTATCCGTCTTTCTATAACCGGGCAGATATGCCACACACGAAGAAAAAGAGAGAAACGAAGCCGTCACAAAGGAATTTGAACGACAAGAACGCCCGTCGATATGTGATCCGCCTTGCGAATATCAATTTCGGTTCAGGGGATATCTGGGCGACGTTCGGGTGGGACGATCACTACATACCGGAAGACATAGAGAGAGCAAAAAAGGACGTGACGAATTTTATCAAGCGAGTGAACCGCAAGAGAAAGAAACGCGGGTTCGATAACATGAAATATATCTACGTTTTGGCCGTGGACGATTACACACGCCCACATTTTCACATACTCATGAGCGGCGACGGCGTGGATCGTGACGAATTAGAAGCAATGTGGGGAAAATGCAAGCGACCGAACACGCGCCGGGTAAAACCGGACGAAGATTTCGGAATAACAGGCCTTGCGACCTACATTTCCCAAAATCCGCACGGGACAAAACGGTGGTGCAGCTCAAAGAACCTGAAAAAGCCACCAGAGCCGACAAGATCATACCGGAAATTCAAGAAACGCCGTGTTGAGAAAATGGCAAAGGATCACGAAACACTGAAACAGAGCCTTGAAAAAGAATACGTGGGCTATCGCTTTTTAGACGCCGAAGTGAAGTTCAACACAGTGACAGCCGCGTTTTACATATACGCAAGAATGACAAGAGACTGAAAGGGGAGATCACATGGCGGTCAAATTACAAAACATGAAAAATTCAGAGATCACGGAGCAGATAAAACTTTTTAACTGGGCGCGGTCGGTCCGGGAATTTATACCGGAATTAAAATTATTGCACCATATCCCGAACGAAGGGAAGCGGACGAACGGCGCATTGCTGAAAGCTGCCGGAATGGTATCGGGCGTTCCTGACCTGTCGCTTCCGGTAGCGCGCCGGGGATTCAACGGTCTGTACATCGAAATGAAATTCGGGAGCAACAAGCCAACAAAAGATCAGGTCGAATTTATGGCAATGCTGAAAGATCAGGGATATAAAACGGCGGTTGTATATTCGGCAGAAGAAGCGCGAAGCCTGATCCGGCACTATCTGGCACGGGCAGACAACTTCGATCTGGTTAATTGTGAGGAAGCCCCAAAAATGTTCGGGTGCTGTGAAGGCATCGAAGCAGACTGGACGCCGTGCGCGAACTGTGAACTGTACAAGAAAAATAAACAGCCGGAATGGTAGGAAGGAGAAAAAATAATGTTTGTAAGATTAAGAGATTTCAAAAGACTGATAAAAGAAGCCTACACGGGCGCGGGCTTATACGTTGCGCGCCGGGGAAATCAGTTGCTTTTCGGCGGCTCATACTGGGCGATCGCCACAATGAAAGAATCACTGGATAAAAAGGCACTGGCAGCAGTGATCGAATTAACGGGAGAAATGCCGGAAGATGGGGGGGCTTTCAAGGCAACAAAGGAAGCCAACCAGTACGAGATCAACGAAGTACACTGGAATTTGATAGACACGACATACCAGTACGAAGACGAGGAAGAAAAACTAACAGTGACGCGCCTTGTATTAAACAAACACCCATACGGTCAGACCATGCGAATTCTACAGGCAGAAGACGGACGGGTGGACGTACTGGGCGAAGGATTCATTCAGGCAATCGACCCGTCGTCGATGAACACCGATTACGAATACGAGATCGAGGGACCGTTTATCAATCGGCATTTTCCGAAACAGGTATACTGGAGAAGCGAAGCAACAACCCTGACCGCATTTCTTTTCGACCGCGACGATATGAAAGAAAAAGATCTTCTGGACTATTTGCAGAACACAAAGATCGAAGGATAAGGAGAAACGGCCATGGCGTATAAACTGGATAAAAACACAAAAACGATCGTCCGGGCAATCATGAAGGATCAGGAGAAGCGAGACAGGAGAAAACACACCGGGCAGTATACGGCGTTCGACCGACGGGCGGATAAGGCAATCGAAGAAGCAAAAGAGAATATCGGACTGCAAGGATTCACAGGAAGCACACGCGATCAGGTTATCGAGAAGATCTGTCAGAGCTTGAAGGATAATACGCCGTGGGAACTACTGGGGGAAACATATTGTTGTCGCCGCTTATTCTACGAATACCGGAAAGAGTTCTGCTATCACGTGGCGGCGTCAATGGATATGATTGGCAGCAGTAGGAAGACAGGTCAGAAATGAACAGCGACAGAAGATAGAATGGAGAGTGACAAGTGGCGAAAGAATATGCAAAGCCTTTTTACAATTCCGAAGCATGGAAGAAGACACGAAAAGCCTATTACAGAAGCAAAGGTGGAATCTGTGAACGATGTCAGAAAGAATTCGAGGAAGGCAAACGCAGCTTGAAAGAAGTCAACATCGGAACGATAGTGCATCACAAGAAATGGATCACACCGAAGAATATCAACGATCCGAACATCACGTTGTCGTGGGATAATCTTGAAGTCGTGTGCGACGAACACCACAACACAGAGCATCACGGCAAGCCGAAGCGATACAGGTTTGACAAGGACGGCAATATCATTCCGACAAAATCATTTTCCTGAAAATCAAAAACAGATCAGCCAAAAACAAAAACGAAATCGCGAAAAGCGCGCCAACCACTCCCCCCGGGGTAGCAAAAATTTTTCTACCAAAAGAACCGAGGGAGCTAGGTAAAAAAAACTCTCCGCAGGCGCGCGCACGTGAGAGGGGGTGTAAATGCATGGATTTAGAGAAAGATAGAGAGATAAAACCAGAAGAAGATCAGGTTTTGCCGGAGTTATTGGAACTTCTGGGAATATTCAGAGATTTACCGGAAGCACGGAAAAAGAATCTGAAAACGAGACTGAAAAAAGAAGCAGCGGGCGAGATTTTAACCGAAGCAGAGGTCGAAAAGGAACGAAAAAAGATCATGGAATTGTTCAAGGACGTTGAGGACGACCGGAAAAAGAAAATGATCGAACGCAAGGTAAAAGAAATGGCTTTTCAGGCTGTGGCGATCCGGGAAGCAAAATACTCAATCATGACGGAAGGGCTAAAAACCGAAGTTGTCAACGGCTCACAAAGATACATGAAAGAGAATCCGGCAGTTGCAACCTTTGACAAATATTCGCGGGCGTATAACTCAAATATCGACAAACTGATCGAGTATTTACCACAACAGCAGACGGAGAAAATAAGCAAGTTGGCAGCGTTTAGAAATGCATAACGTATATGTGAATTACATTGTCGAGTATTACGACAAAATCGAACGCGGGCAGATCATAGCGGGAAAATGGATAAAGAAAATTTATAAAATCCTAGTTGACGGCATAAAATCCGGCGACTGGGATTTTGATGCAAAGAAAGCAAATAAAGCGATCCAATTTATCGAAAATTTCTGCCACCACTCAAAGGGACGGAACGACCTTTTCAAGTTGGAACTATGGCAGAAAGCTATTATTTCGGCGATATTCGGAATACTGGATAAAAAGACGCACCGACGGCAGTTCCGGGAAATCTTTCTTTTGGTCGGACGTAAAAACGGGAAAAGTCTTTTTGCGGCTGCAATTATGGCATACGTGGCGTATATCGACGGAGAATACGGCAGCGAATTATATTGCCTTGCGCCGAAACTGGATCAGGCCGATATCGTGTACGACAGTTTTTACAAGATCACGCAAGCAGAAGAAGAACTGGCAGAAGTGACGAAGAAGCGGCGATCTGATATCTACATAGCGGAATTAAACACCACAATCAAAAAGATTGCATTCAACGCAAAGAAGGCGGACGGATTCAACCCGACCATGACAACAAACGACGAAATGGAAGCGTGGCCGGGCGATCAGGGCTTGAAGCAGTACGAAGTTATGGTATCAGGTACAGGAGCGCGAACAGAGCCGATCACGCTTTCTACATCAACCGCCGGATATGTCAACGACGGAATCTTCGACGAACTGATGAAGCGATCAACAGCTTTCCTGAAAGGATCGAGCAAAGAAAGACGATTACTTCCGTTCCTGTACATGATCGACGATCTGGAAAAGTGGAACACAAAAGAAGAACTGGCAAAAGCCAACCCAAATTTAGGCGTATCGGTTCAGTGGGAATTCTTCGAAGAACAGATCGCGATCGCGCTACAGTCGTTATCAAAAAAAGCGGAATTCATGACGAAGTATTGCAACATCAAGCAAAATTCTTCGATTGCGTGGCTTGACTATGAGACGGTAGCGAAGGCAGCAGGACAACCGTACACACTGGACGACTTCCGGGGTTGCTATTGCGTGGCCGGCATCGACCTTTCACGAACAACCGACCTGACGGCCGTTTCACTGGTTATCGAAAAGGGCGGAAAGAATCACATTATTACACAATTTTTCATGCCACAGGAACGCTACAACGTGGCAATCGACGAAGAAGGCGTCCCATACAACATTTTCAAAGAACAGGGCTATCTCACAATATCGGGAGAACATCAGGTAAATTACAAAGACGTGTTCGCGTGGTTCGTGCGCCTGATAAAAGAATACAAGATCCGACCGCTAAAAGTCGGCTACGACAGATATTGCGCGGGTTATCTGGTGGAAGAAATGAAAGAATCAGGCTTCCACATGGACGACGTATATCAGGGAACGAACCTGACACCTGTATTAAATACTTTCGAAGGAGATTTGAAAGACGGAATGTATTCGGTCGGAGAAAATAACCTGTTAAAATCACACCTGTTAAACGTGGCCGTCCAGATCCAGACGGACGACAGCAGAATGAAACCTGTCAAGATCGAAAAGAGGGCGCACATTGACGGCGCGGTATCGGTCTTCGATGCACTGGCTGTAAAAATGAAATATCACAAGGAAATCGGCAGACAATTACAGAATGCAGCATAAGAGAGGGCGCGCCCCTCTCTTTTTTTGCGTCTGAAAACAGGTCAGAAATGAACGCACTTAAAAGATAAACTGAACTGTGAATAAAGCCGAAAGGGGGTAGAACGAAACGGGAATATTAAAAGATTTTGCGACATTCCGCAAAATGAAGTTTAGTCCGATATTCACAATCCGGGGCGAATACAACGCGTCGGCGGATATGGACGCAAGCGATATCATCGGATCGATAACAAATTGTATCGCAACGAACGTCGGAAAACTGACACCGCAGCTAATCCGCACAGATTCGCGCGGAATGATGATTCGCGACGATTATCTGGCGAAACTTCTTTCCTTGCGTTGGTCGCCGGAACTGTCCGTATACGACGCACTGTACAAAATGGCGGCGCAGCTTGTCAGAAAATCCAATGCATTCGCAGTGATTTTTTACAATGACGATTTCTCTAAAGTCAAAAGCATCGTGCCAATCACGACACGCGGGTTCAGAGTGTGGGAAGACGAAGAAACCGGAGCAATGTTATTCCGGTTCACGTGGGACTATGACGGGAAGATCTACACGGTCCCGTATCAATCCGTGATCCACCTGAAAGCAAGATTCGACAGAAAGCGTTTTTTAGGATCTGAGCCAGATCCGGCATTGAAAAACACACTGGAATTACTGGACGCAACCGGACAGGCATTGCGGAATCTGGTTAAAAATTCTGCCAACCTGAAAGGTTATCTGAAATATAACAACTTCGCGGACGATGAAGAACTGAAAAAGAAAGTAAAAGAATTTCAGGAAGCATACATGGACGCGAGCAACGAAGGCGGACTGGGTGGACTGGACAACACGATGGAATTTCACGAAATCAACCAGAAAGCCCCGACTATTCCGACGCTGCAATCGCAGTTTTTACGCGATAACGTATACCGGTATTACAACGTGAACGAAAATATTTTGATGTCAAAATTTTCAGAATCAGAGTGGAACGCATTTTACGAAAGCGTGATCGAACCGATAGCCCTTCAATTATCACTTGAATTCACATTCAAACTACTGACGGAGAGGGAAAGAGGATTCGGAAACAAGATCATATTTTCTTCAAATCGTTTACAGTATGCGACATTGCAGACGCGATCCACAATCGGATCGGTTCTGTATGACCGAGGAATTATCACAATCAACGAATTCCGGGAACTTCTCTACTATGAGCCGATCGAAGACGGCGACGTGAGAATGGTATCACTGAACTACGTGAAAGCGGACGATCAATCACTGTACCAGACGGGGCAGCAGAACGGAAGCGGCGGCAACGGACCGCCGGAAGGCGACGGACAGCAGCAGGCGGCGAAAGTACCGCTTGAAATGCTCATGAGCGCTATCTATGTACAAGCAAAACTGAAAGGGGGCAGACAATGGCGGACGCATTAAAAGGGCTTGAAATCAAAAACATGACCGACGTTTCCGCGGATCTCTACTTTTACGGCGATATCGTGTCGGACTGGTGGGGAGCATGGCAGAACGAAGATCAGTACCCGGACGCTATCAAGAATTTTCTTTCACAGGCAGAAGGAAAAGACTTGAATGTATATGTTAATTCCGGCGGCGGATCAGTGTTCGCAGGAATGGCGATCTACAACATGATTAAACGCCACGGAGAAAAAAACAAAGTGAAAGTATACGTGGACGGCTTGGCCGGTTCGATTGCATCTGTAATTGCATTTGCGGGAACAGAGCCGCCGGAAATTCCGTCGAATGCATTCTTGATGATTCACAAGCCATGGGGCGCAATTTCCGGGAACGCGGACGAAATGCGAAAAATGGCGGACGATCTGGATAAAATTCAGACCGGGATCATGAACGTATACGAAGACCATCTGGCGGAAGGCGTCACGATCGAACAGGTGGAAGCACTGGTAGACGCGGAAACATGGTTGGACGGAAAGGAAGCGGCGAAATATTTCAATATCGCACAGACAGACGCGGCCGATTATGTGGCAGCAGTCGGCGACTATTTGAATTACGCCGGAAAGTTGCCGGAAAAATTCAAATCACACCAGAAACAGCCGGAGCAGACACCAAAGGGGCCTACACCGGAAGAACAGGCGAAAGCGGCAGCAGACGCCGAAAAAAGAAACCAGATCAAAAGATTATGTATCGAGGGAATGACGAAAGGAGAATAAAGCGAATATGAAGCATGAAGAACTTGTGAACATGAACATGAAAGACCTGAAAGCAAGACTGAAAGAGATCGGCACACAGGCACAGACAGCAGAAGGCGAAGCACTGGACGCACTGACAACCGAAGCCGAAGACATTAACGGCATTTTACAGGACATTCAGAACCGCGCAAATATCGCGGGACTGGCAGCACAGGCGGGCAACGATCACGACGACACACCGGGAGAAAAAGGCGACGACGTGAAAAACAAAAAGCGCGAAGAAAGGGGACAGGGACTGAAAGACGGGAAGACAGTAAAGTTCAACGCAAAAACAGCGTTCAAGTCTGTAAAAAATGCGCTTTCAGTTACCCAGACAGTTACACCGAAACACACTGCAAGCGACATCAAAGAGACGTTCAACGACGTTTCTTCACTGGTGGATCGCGTCAGAACAATTCCGTTAAATGGCGGCGAAACATATCAGAGAGCATATGTAAAAAGCTACGGAGACGGAGCGGGAGAAACGGCCGAAGGCGGCGATTACAACACAACCGAACCGGTATTTGGTTATGTGAGCATCGAAAAGCAGAAGATCACAGCGTACACCGAAGAACCGGAAGAAATGATCAAACTTCCAAACGCCGATTACGACGGAGTAGTAGAAGGATCTGTCACACGTGCGATCAGAAAGTACATGAACAGACAGATCATGATCGGCGCAGGAACAAGCGGAAAATTTAAAGGAATTTTCTTCAATCCGGCCGAGAAATCCGAACAGGTTATCGATCCGGCGACTGACATTTCCATGAAAACGATTGACGACGGAACACTGGACGAAATTATCTACAGTTACGGCGGCGAAGAGGAAGTGGAAGACGTTGCGGTTCTGATCTTGAACAAAAAGGATCTGAAAGCATTTGCAAAGCTTAAAGATAAACAGGGACGTAAATTCTACACAATCGTAAATCACGGAAACACAGGAACAATCGATGGCGTACCGTATGTTATCAATTCCGCTTGTAAAGCTGTGACGGACGCACAGAAGGCGACTGCCGAATATTGCATGGCATACGGACCATTAAGCAGCTACGAAATGGCGATCTTTTCCGATATCGACGCGAGAAAATCCACTGAATACAAATTCAAACAGGGACAGATCGCATACAGAGCGGACATTTTCGCGGGCGGTGCGGTTGCTGCATATAACGGATTTATCCGCGTGAAACGACCGGAAACAGGAAAATAAGAAACAGAAAGGACGGCTAAACAATGACGTATAACGAACTTGTGGACGCGGCAAAATTGCGCGTCCGAAAACTTTCAAATGATGCATTAGACGAAGATGTGAAAACCCACGTTGATTTCGTACTGGCAGACCTGAAAAGAATCGGGGTAAACGAAGAAAAGTATCTGAAAGCCCCGGAAGATCCGTTAATCATTGGGGCCGTCCTTGCGTATGTCAAAGCATATTACGGAATGGACGCATACCACGACAAATGGTTAGCGGCCTATGATATGCATTTAACCAGAATCAAAGGGGGCGACTACAAATAGACGCATATATCACACTGGTTGAACCGGGCGAAACCAAAGAAGAAGACGTCAAAAACGGCGTGATCGCAACCGTTGAACCGATCGGGCGTGATGAATTTGTGGCAGCAGGACAAAAAAGTATGAAAGCCCGCCACAAGTTCAACGTATGGGCTAACGAATACAACGACGAACAGGAAGTCGAATACAACGGTCGCCGCCTAACGATATACCGAAGCTATGGTCCGAAAGCGGACGGAAAGATCGAACTGTACGCCGGAGAAAGGGCGGGCAATGCATGAAAGTAAAGATCAACATTGACGGGCTTTCCGACGCGGTACAAGAAGAACTGAAAAACTGGCAAGAAGACACGTGCAACCCGGTTCTGAACGAAGCATACAAAGCGGGAGCAGAAGCAGGGAAGAAAGTTCTTTTACAGGGCGGACCGTACAAGGAGCGCACCGGGAAGTATACGAAGGACTGGGACGTAACGCAAAGAGACAGCAGAGCCGGAAGGATAACCGGGACAGAAAGTTATTCAGTCCATAACAAAAAACATTATCAATTAACACACCTTTTGCAGAACGGACACGCAAGCAGAAACGGCGGGCGTGTCAAAGCCTATCCGCACATCGACAGCGCGGAAGAAAAGGCAGAAAAGGCAGCGACAGACTATATCGAGGATAAGTTAGGGGGATAACATGCCGACGATTGAAGAAATCATCAAAAGAGCAACGGCGATCGGGCTTCCGATCACGAAGAACGCATGGAAGAAGACAGCGAAAAAGCAGATCCCAGATCCGCCGTATATAGTCTATCTAGTTAGCGAGGACCAGAGGGGCGACGATAACAAGAACACAATCCGGGAAATTGACGGATCAATAGAACTGTACACAGACAGAACGTCGGACGAATCACTGGAAGGACGGATCGAAGAAGAAGTTCTTTCCGATCTGCCGTTCAGAAAATATCAGACGGAGATCACTTCCGAAAACATGGTTCAGACGGCGTATGAATTCAATATCACGCAGAAGAAAGGCAGGAAATAGAAATGGCAGAGACAGAAAGAATCATTCTGGGATCTGGAAACGTCCATATGAAATTATTCGACGGAAATCTGCCGTCGGTTGATGAAATTTGCACAGACGAAAATCAGATTTCATACATTCAGGGCGGCGCGACCATTGAGTACAAGCCGAGTTATTACACGGCAAAGGACGACACAAGAAAGATCCAGAAAACCGTTATAACAGACGAAGAAGCCACAATGAAAAGTGGCTTAATGACATTTTGCGGAAACACGCTTGAAAAGATTTGCGATACCGCACGTGTAAGCTATGTGGAAAAGACTTCAACCAAAAAGAAAAGAAGAATCGTAAAGGTCGGCGGCGGAAACAATCAGGGCAGAAAGAAATATGTAATTTGTTTCCACCATGAAGATCCGGTGGACGGCGATATATGGGTAATGATTGTCGGAAACAATCAGGCCGGTTTTTCCCTTGCGTTCGCAAACGACAAAGAAACAGTCGTGGACGCGGAATTCACGGCGTTACCGCAGGACAAGGAAGGAACACTGATTCACTACGAAGAAGAAGTTCTGGAAGATACACAGAATTTGAGCGATACAACCGAACAGAAACCGGTCGCAGATAAATAAAACAGATAAAACGATCACAAGGCGGCGTATAAACAAAAACGCCGCCTTTTTTCAGAAGGAGAAAAGACAATGGCGAACATGAATTTTGATTTTAATAAAATCCAGAGAAGTTTTTTTAAAACGACATTAAAAGACGGTAGAGAACTGGTTGTAAAAATGCCGATGAAAAAAACATTTGAAAAAATTACGGCAGCACAGGAAATGGATCTGGAAGAAATGTCGGTAGCAGACGCGATGGACACACTAGGCGCAATATGCGCGGAAGTGCTGTCAAACAACCTGAATAAAGAAAAAATCACAATGAAATACATGACTGACAATTACGACACAGAAGAAATGGGCGAATTTATAAAAGGGTTTATGAACTTTGTAAAAGGAGTAAAAGCAGACCCAAACTAATTATACCGTTCTATGAC